CTGGATCGATGTAGCAAGATTTGTACGGCATGTTCTTGCTGTCAGCCTTGTTTGAATCATAACCATCTCTCGGCATAACAACATGGACAACCTCGACTTCCGAGTATGGGTCTTTCTCCATAATTTTTATGCGTTTCTCGGACATATTCTCAACGCCAAACTTATTAGCGCACGCTCGTAACGTCATTTTAAACTTACGGAACACCGTATCGACGCGGCCCCACTCGTCCTCAGATAAATAACATTCCGAAATATGCCGTGTACTAAACCGAACCCCGCCTTCATAATCCTCGATCATCATCACGCCTGTACCGAACGTGATTAAATCATGGTAAAGCTCATGGATCTGCTCGGCAAAGTTGGAGCGCTTGAACTCCGCATACATAATATCAACGATGCTTTCGAGATATTCTTTAGCCTCGTCATCTTTATTCAATTCTAGATTCTGATATTGCAAATCGAACCAACGGGTGCTCGGGTTGGTCAACATGCCATGAAGGCTCGCAGACAATAACTCGGCTGCATGGATTGCAGTGGAATCAAAAATCTTTTCCATCCGCTTGTCACCGGCCGTCCGGCTAACCTGGATGTCCGCTTTGCGCGGGACGATGTAGTCCCCGATTTCTTGCCAGTGGTTCTCCCAGGTCTTTCGTTGAGCCGCAAGCGTGTCTAAGCGCTTGAGCAGAACAACAGCTTGCTCATCGGGCTCATTCAACATTCTAACCGCCTAACGTGGTTTTTGCGCCTGTAGGCGTGCCGCCTAGAACCGACTTTGGTACGCGCCGCCGAACAACAGCTCCGCGCCGAATACTCGCTTTCTTCTCAGCCCTTTCCTTATCCCCTGTGCCGGCACTAACCGCCGGAGCTGGGACGCGGGTAGGAGCAGCTGGCTGATGGCGGCGGTGGCGGCGGCGCAGGGGCCGGACTACCACCAAAAAAACTTGATACAACTCCACCCATATTTATGCTCCTCTATGTCGATGAGCCCAGAAGGCTCGTTGATTTCGTTTCCGGCTCTGTCGTTAGCCCCTGGGAGCTAGTAACAATCGTGGACGCTCGTCCTTTTCGCCGCTTTAAGTCTGTCCGCAAATCATCCTCAACCTTTGTACTCGTAGCCAAAATTGCCGGCTCGGGCTGAATAGGCGGTATCGGCGGCAACGCGGCAGCTGCCGGCTTCGGGAATAAAAAGCTCATATTCTTGCCTCGAATGGGTTGTACGTGCTATCCGCAAACGCTTGCGGTGCTTGCTTGCTGTCGTAGTCTTCCTGTAACGCAACGGCCATGTAACGCGCAGCATCTGCCGCGTGCGAACTGAAATCTTTTACCGGCTTCGATTTTAACGTCCGCGCCTTCTCGTCCCACTTCCGGTGATGATGCCGGAGAGCCTCAAGCGCCCTGCGAAGCTTGGTACGATCAAAATAACAACGGGGCAGTAACAGCCGCAAAGCATGGATGCCGTCCTCTATGGACAACCTCGGGACAATCCTGAACCGGATTCCTAACTCCTGGGCGGCTTCAATCCTAGTTTTGCCTGTACCCAACTCGGTAACAGCCAAATCATGCGGTCCATAATGATGCGCGTACTGCCAATCATACTCGTCCGCTTTTTCTTGAAGCATTTTTGCATAGAACGGAAAAGCTTCGCCGCTCGCTTCGTAGTGGTCAATAACGTGGACCGCGCCGCCTCGCGTAACCTGTGCAAAAAAGATACTGGTGCTATCATGGAATCCGATATCCCAAAAAGTTGAAACCTTTAACGCCGGATCGTAAGGGACTTCACAGATCTGGCCGCGCTCGTCAATCGCCTGAATCTCTTTGCCATAAATCGAGCCCTGGATATTGGCTACCCAACTGGTCTCAAATTCCTGGTTGTACTGATCAACCGACATCGTCGCCCGAGCAGCCGTTAATTCTTCCTCGTCAATTAAATTGGTCTCGCTCGCTTTGTACATACACCGGTTCCAGCCCTCTGTAGCCGCCGCCGTATCCCATAAATCATAAAAATAATTCTGTGTGCCATGTGGCGTGCCTATAAAAACGCAGCTCCCCTTCCTGTCAGATAACGCCGGGCGAATCACCTCGGGGAAAATACTCGCCGGCATCTGCGAAACCTCGTCCATCGCGCAAAAATCTAGGTAAATACCACGCAAACTTGCCGGATTCTCAGCTCCTAGCAGGGTTATTCTCGACCCGTTCGGTAGGTCACACCGCAATTCTGTCTCATGGAACCGCGTGTTTGGTATCTTGGCCGCAAACGTCTTCAAATAATCCCAGGCAATTGACTTACTTTGCCGGTAACTCGGGCTAATATATGCATATCGGCCGTTCGGCTTGGTCTCCATAATCGCAGCTCGGAGCAAATGGTTGATCACACAGACCGTTTTGCCGAAGCGCCGGTGCATTACCAGGACGTTGAACCGGTACTTGTCGAGCATGTTATGCAACTCAAGCTGCAAAGGGCGCGGTGTGTACGGGATTTCTATTTCCTGTATATTTTTTTTGTTAGCCACAGAGTAACAGAGCCTCTCTCGGGGACGTATTATAGACTAGGAGACTGCACCCGGTTCCTTGGGGGGTGGGGGGGCATGTTTCGCAGAAAACCGGCAAAAAAAGACCCCCCTTCAGGTATGTAACCTGAAGGTCATTCATTTAATATCAATGGGTTAGCGGGTGCATTTAACAGTTCGTTAACAGATCCATTCATTGGTCACGCTTTGTTCTTAGATTCCGGCTCGCACGCGAGTGACGACACCTCACAACAACAACAATGTATTGATTTAAGTAGCCGATCCCCAACGGATAACCATCTCGCCACCAGTATCAGCCTTGTCCTCTTCACGGTTACGTAAGCCTCTAGGCTGTAGCTGTCGTATCATCTTATCCATGTGATCAGCCTGTAAACGCCTTAGACCAACAGCTGCCATCGCTAACTTAGCGTCGGGTGGCAACGGGGCTGATACCAGGTCAAGAATAGAATCGCGCATGATCTCAGCCTGAAGCGCACGAGCGTTACGATACTGCTCATAGGCTGGCTCACTGTCCTGAATATGGCGCAAAACCGTGCGACATGAGGGCAAAAGGACATCATTAGCACAGATCTTGGTCAAGCTTTCACCATCAGCAATACGCTCACAAATGCGCTTGAAATCATCAGCTTTAACGCGTGCTTTCTTAGCCATGAAACTCTCAAAAAAAAGCAGCGCTTATAAAAAAGCGCCGCGAAGTTAAACAGGGAGAACGACTAGTAATCTATGATTACCTATCGTAACAAAAAAGTACTGCATTTAGTGATGTCCGTCAAATGAAATGACTACATTTTGTACCATAAAGTTAAAATAGCACTCTCGAACCGCCTCTTAACCGTTGCGGCTTGCATACCAAGCAATTCCCCAATCGCTCGCCAGGTTGGCCCTCGCTGCCTTCTAACCGCACTATGAGCTGATGCCCAGATAACCTTCCGGTCCTCAACATCCAACAACAGACACAATTCCAACGCCTGGTCATACCTCGAAATCGCGCCAGGCGAAGCACGAGCCAACCTCGTCACGGTTTCATTATACCCAAACGCCACACTTGGATCATCTGCATAATCTGGCCAACAACATTTAACACTCTGCCGCCGGACACTTGGCAACCGCCTCTCAGTGTCTGCCGCTTCAAAAAACAACCCCGCTAAACCAGCCACATCCTTCACATGATTCCGCACCGAAATGCCCGTTTTACTATCAACCATTAAAAACCCCCGTTTCGGTGCGTTTCGTCTTGCACCTGCACCGAACGTCTATAGACGATTCGGTGCGTTCGGTGCAAAACAACGGATCACCGTTTAGCACCGTTTCGGTGCGTTCGGTGCTTTCGGTGCTCATGGAACTAGCCATAAAAAACCACTTTCAAGACCCATAAATTCGTCTGCAACGAGTGATGCTATTGCATCATTAAAACGTGATCTTCGATGCCTCGTATCGCTCGACATCTTGCCCGAACAGGCCGCATAAAACGCATCGAGATCCATCCCTTTGCAACTAATCGGGAGCCCTAAATTGTTATCATTTAGCTCCATATTCTTCATTGCTTTGAGAAGTATCTTTTGATTAGCTCCCCTCGGAAAGCGCCGCTTCTTTTCGACAACATCCGAGCTATCAATTTCTTTGACTACACAGCTCGTTACAGGCTTTCCGCGTTCATTAATGCCTATATCTATGACATCCAGGCTAAATGCGAACACGCCGTCGATTTCCATCTCGCGCTGCTTAGTTACAGTCGCAACCGAGACATCGCCGGCCTTCTTGATCTCGATCTCAGTTGAACAGGCTGCACGCAGTGAGCTACTGCCACGGCTTCCTTTAGTCTCATCCTTACCAGAGTGATGCACCAGGCAAACGTGCGCTCCTGTTGTCTGGCTGATCCTATCGCAGTTAATCACCAACATTCCCATGTCTTCCGCGGCGTTTTCGTTACCGCCAGCCATCACCCGCGCTAACGTATCCAACACAATAAGCGAGATATTGCCTAATTCTTGAGCTTTAAACTGAATCGTCCGTATCAGCTTCTCTACATCCGCTTGGGTATCGAGCATGTTC